TTATAAATTTCAAACTAATTCCTAAAAAGGTAAAACAAAATGCAAATGCCTAGCAATGAGGTTTTGCAGGAGAAGTGGGCTCCCCTTCTAAACTATGATGGTATAGACCCAATCAAAGATGCACACCGTAAGGCGGTTACTGCACAACTCCTAGAAAACCAAGAAATTGCACTTCGTGAAGAAAAAGAATTCTTACATGAAGCTGCTCCAACTAACTCAGTTGGAAACGGAGGTTTCACCTCTTCAGGTGGTCAAACAGTAGCAGGTTTCGACCCTGTATTGATCTCCTTAATCCGTCGTGCTATGCCTAACTTGGTCGCTTATGACCTAGCAGGTGTACAACCAATGACTGGACCTACTGGACTCATCTTCGCAATGAGATCTAGATTCTCCACTCAGGACGGAACAGAAGCACTATTCAACGAACCAAATACTTCG